CATCTGTGAGGCATTTATATGAGGGTACCTATCCTTAAACAAATCTTTGTTAATTTCTTCCACTACAAAGGCCCACTGCATGTCGCTGTAGTCTGGCTCCTGGCAAGAGGGGTCGACGTAGACGGTGAACGCATTGCGAGTACGCTTAATCTTAATCACCTGCTCAAAACTTAAATCATTTTCATATTCGGTAAGGATGCGCCAGTAACCACGGCCGTGTGTTGCCGCTGCCTCAAAGCCAGTATCGTAAGCGACATCGGCGTTACTGTCTTCCTCAATATGGCGTACTAGCCCCTGTATCACCCCTCCCGTTTTGATATCGCTTCTGCCATCTACAGGTGATATTTTAATTCTAGGGCGGTTCTGGCGCTGCTCGTTTGTCACCTGCCTAATAAATTGCGGTAGGCGATTAAGCGTCAAACACGGCCGCATGTCGGCTGACCGCTGATTTTTAATGTCCACGGGCCACTGCTCACCGGCGCGGAACTTCAGGTCTTCAAGGGCGAACTTGCTGTTATCCGACTCTCGTTCCTGTGCGTCTTGAAAACGCGCACGGGCAAGGCGAAGGATCTTTGCTTCCCTTGAATCTACCGGTGGTTCCTGTGACGTGTGGACTGCATCTGTCATCCCGCATTCACCTCATACACCGGGTCGTCAGTCTCTTGCAGCTTCTCCCTTAAGCCCTGAAGCACATTTAGGGCAGTGAGATAAGTCGATCGAATTTCGCCACCTTCAGGATGCCTCTGGGATAGGTCTTCCATCAGAGCGATCAGCACGTTAACGCTTTGCAACTCCTCATGGATATTGCGATCAAGTTGTTCGATATTTCTGTTCACCCCATCCACCCCCCATCATATGACCCAACACCAACCTCAATAAGAGCAGGCTTTTCCGGCCCAGGCTCAACAGGGACAGGCTTCGCCACGTCTTTGGCGCTTAAAATGAGGTATCGCGTATCGTCCATCAGATGATCATTCACCTTCACCACTTGCCCCTTTTCATCGCGCCTGTATAGTCGCGCCTCCTTGCGCCAATTCGATAGCGACTTAAAAACCTTCAGACGCCCCGTGCTCAGCCGCTCCCATACACTGTATATTCCGGCCTCTCTAGCATTTTTAGCCTCAGTCAATTTCAGCCCAAGGTCTCGGTAATCTTGAATTAATTGGCGTCCATCACGTTGCCCCCTGCCTCGCGCAGCAGGATCAATCACCCCGGCTATCCACTCACCACGCCCCTTGACGGACGCAGCATGCACACTTGGCTCAGCCTGTCCCCGATAGTGCTCGCTGTAGAGATACCAAATATCGGTATCCGGGTCGAAAGCACCCCACAACACAGCAGTCCGGTTCCAGCCCACATCAAGCGCATAGGCGCGGCGCCAATGCTTTGGGATCTGGAAATCATCAATCAGATAATCATCTTCAGGCACCGGGTAAATAGCGCCTGAACCAAGCGCGGGGATGCCTCGCGTCCGAGCATCGAGCTGCCATGGGGGGATAGCCTTCTTTAACTCATCCTTGGCTTCCTCAGTAAGATGCGGGACATCATCCCAACCTGCATTGACAACATACTTACTTCCTGCCTGCTCACCTTCAGGAATCTGCCCGTCCGGCATAAACTGAAGTACGACTTCAGATAATCCCAACAGCGGGGTAAAGGTGAGAAGCAATATCCCGCCTGGAAAGCTCGCTGTTTCCATCGTCCTTAACAGGCATTCTGAATACACATCAAGCGGCGGTTCCTCATCGAGCAAGATTACATTTTGCTCAGTGCCTTGGAACGCCTTGCGGCCCTGCTCATAGGTTTTGAGCACCAGAATTGATTCGCCGCCTGACGAATGCTTGACACGCACCATCTCTAGCGCCCCCGGAACGCCAGACTTGGACGATACCGAGAGCAGATTCTCTCGGGGCAATACGCCTGTCCCATGGGCCGATACCGGGCCAAGTAACTTTAACTGGATAATGTCTCGCACTGTTTGGTTCGTATCGCCAGCCGCCCAGGCACGTATAGGGTTGTCAAATCGCCTGCCGCTCCACCATTCGGGATACCACCCGATAAGATGGCAGGTCAGCTCATACAGGCCTGCCGATTCTGTCTTCCCAGTACGATTTCCTGCCACAAAAATTCTTTCCCTGAAAGCCGCGCCTGCGTCAAAAAACTCTTGATGCTTTTGGTACAACTCGCGGCGCAGGGAGCCTGTTTCAGGAAAATAGCGCCAGAGCTTGCGGCCCTCTTCCCGGCGTATCGCTTCCTCAAGGGTGGCTATATAATCAAATTTTTCAGCCCTTAATCTCGACATCACTCAGCTTCCCCAGGCTGATTGCGGAACTCGTTCAATTTTTCACTCAACTCTAGAATACGAGCATCAAGTTCTTCATCCGTCAGATTGGCAACTACAAGTGGACCGCCGCCTGGGCCGGAAAGCTCATTCGCCGATCGTTCCTTATACATCTCCGGGCGTAACCCCTTGAGCCGAAAAATCATCAGCGTGTCGCTATAGTTTCTTGTTTCACCGATCACCTCGCCTTTATTGTCAAAATATATCTGCCTGGTTACCCCTTCCACCGCTCGGCGATCCGCCTCAGCCTCTAAATGGTCAGTATATTCTTCTACAGCCTCATCCCAATCTGCTGCAAAATAGGGGTCCTCTTTGCGAACCTTGTACCACTCCCTGCGGGAAATACACGACCTTCTAGCGGCGTCCGTAACATTGCCAGAGCTGCTGAGCATGGCGATAAACTTCTTTTTTCTCGGCGGGGTTACTTTTATTCTATTCGCCATAATCCGTTATCTCGCAACATGAATCCTAAGCGTCGTCGTTTCGCCGGTATCGCAGATCACCCCAATTTTCTCAATCGTTTCGCCCGGAGCTGAGGTAAAGGAAAGGCTCCCGCCTGCCGCTATGTAATGATTTTTTGTCCAGCCGGTTGTGGTCGCCACTGCAACGCCATCATTTGACAAGTCGACGTACACCTCGTTTGCCCCATCATTGACAAACAGAATGGATTTGGCCGAGAGCACATAGAGCAACTGTACGGTTTGGTTGGTGGCCGTTGCGCTTACCGCTGTACTTCGAGTCTCCATCCCTGCGGCCCTAGCCAAGCCAATAGCCAGTAAAACCGCGCACAATGCTAATCCAATTCGTCTCATTTCCTTCTCCCTAGTTTTCTGCCTCGACCACGCTTAGATTCCTTGGCAAATGCGTCATTGAATAGTACAGCCAGTGCAGGTGACGCCGGTTGTGGGGCTCTCTACAAGTGATGCCACAATCCATAGTGTAGTGTCTGCATAAAACGGATAGACGCGCACGTCTAACGTTCCGCTGCCTACGCCAGAGACGGAATATGGGGTTATCGAGTCTGCTCCAATCGGTATTCCGTCCTCAAAGACAATTACGGTACGCACCAAGCCAGCATCGTTCGGCGTAACAGTCACCGTGCCGCTACCGCTAGTATATGTCGCTGTGATAGCATAGCCACTGGCATTGCGCGGCAATGCCCCGATATCTGGAGTTGTGTCCGTGCCGAAGTAAACAGATTCACTGTTTGCCCAGGTAAATGAGCTAGTCACGGTGATTGCATTAGTCGCCACACTTGAGACTCTAACCTCGTCCGTACCAACCGTTATCTCGTCACCTACAGAGAGGTTGCCGCTATACTGTGTAAATCCTGTGTAGTCGCCCTTGAAATAAGAGCCGTCCGCGACATTGAACGTGGTGCCAGTCCCTGAACCGCTGGTAGTTGTTAGAGGGCCGCCATTATTGGTAGCGAGTGAACTTGCGCCTATACTCAAGTCGTGGGTGGCGTAGTTGGTAAAGTCCGGGTCGGCGTTGGACTGCTCATTAGCTTGAGCTGTCCAAGTTGACGCAAAGGTAACGCTTCCGTTTGGATCGTAGGCCAGATTGTAGTCTATATCTGAGGTGCCAGGGATGTAAAATCCCTCAATCCCAGACGATCGACTATTGCCCCATGCCTCATATAAGAGATTGTTTTTGAATCTTGTATTACTGACTCCGGCACTGTAGATTATCCCCTCGCCGTATGGGTTGGTGGGCTCAGCTTCCTGCATCTCTGCGGCAGTGTTGTGATATAGAACTGTGTAGGTATTTGTTCCGCTAGTAATTCTGTCGGTTGCAATGCCACCGTTCCCGAGATTTTTCCATATGTTGCGCCTGAAGACGTTTAACGTGAAATTGGGCGAGCTAGATTCCTTTTGGATGTTGGTTACATGCTCATTGGAATTTGCTACCCCAAGAAGGAAATTTGATTGGAAAACGTTATCTTGGAAGCCATGAGGATTCGCCCAGGTTTGAAAGAAGTCGTAATGAGCAGCGCCACCATCAAAGTCGTGGTAATAATTGCCCATGACGATTGAATCGTTGAAGGCGCACTGACAGAAATCGTTCCCACTACTGGAAGCCTCGTTAAAGGCGATGATGCAGCCTTCGCATGTGAAGTTGAGCGGATAGGATCCCTGGTTAAAAAATGTATTCCCCCAAACGAGCGTGTCTTCAAAATAGGAGTTGGCAGAGGCGGCAGCTAGATTCTCGTAGGTTCTGAAACCCGTACTGCCGTTGTTGAATGTGTTGTTCCAAAATTCCCAACCGGTACTGATGCTGTTGATTGCCAGAATAACCATCGTACTAGCGCAAGTGCCGTCAAAGACGAACCCGACAACACGAATATAATCCTGCCCAGTAAGCGAAAACCCGCAAAGGTTTACCGTTCCGTCCGCAACAAACGTCACCGTGGTATCAACGCCTGTCCCGCTGACACCTGGCGTTACGGTTTCACTATAGGTTCCTGCCTGAACACGAATGACATCACCAGCAGCTACCGTGTCGGCAGCATGATCAACAGTGAGCCACGCACCGCCCGCACTATTCGACGTGCCAGTGTTGCCGTCATTGCCATCAGTGCGGACGTAGTAGGTTGTGGCAAAGGCGGGGCTCAGAAACAACAAAAGTAAAATTGTGGATAGGTAGCGTTTCATCATTATTGATTCACGAACCTTAAATCGTCGGTTTTAGTGAGAGATGTTGCATCCTGATAATATTTAAATCCAACATAGTCACCGCGTGTTATGCCCGTCCCGTTTACGTCATCCAAGTCTACAGAAGCCCACGAACAATCCGGTGTTGCCCATGTAGCACGGTTCGACCAATCTGAAGATGTGCTATTGTCAAAAATTTCAACGGTTGCAGAAGCGGCTGTGCCAGATACTTTCACCCCGAAGTAATTCCCATCAGTTATCACGTAGTTGCAATTGGAACCTATGGTCTCACTGTCAGCGGTCCCATCTCGGAACGTTGCAAGACTAAAAAAGTCACTACTGTGGTGATAATAAATTCGTACATAATCGGCAGTCGAAGTTTGGTCGCTAGCCCAAAACATAAAAGCAGGGAACTGAGCTGTTGAAGCCCATTCAACAGCTTTAAACTCAAGATAGAGTTCGGCACCAGACAGCGAAGTGTCGTGTGTAATCCATACGCCAGTGCCGGTAGTTGCTGTTTCGCGCAGGTCTCCGCTTGCAGCACTCCATGTACCGCTTGCAACCGTCCAGTCTGCGATAGAAGTGAAGTCTTCGTAGACAGTGGCATCGCCGCCAGCAGCAGGAACACCGCCTCCCACTACCGTCAGCGGCATCCAGGCAGAGGATTGCAGCGTGAGGCTGAATAGGCAAGCTATAGCAAATAAGGCAATTCGTTTCATGCTAACCATCGCTATAAGTAATTGATTTATAAGGTCTAATCCCCGGATAGAGTCCACCCGTACTCAACCTTCAATCCAATGATATTGAGCGTCGCCATAGCTGTTGTCGTGCCTGTTGCGTCGATAGCGACTTGTATCTGCACCATGTCGCCCGCTGCGCATGTACCAGCCAGTGTTATTGCTGCGCTCGTCACCGAGTCTTTGGCATCTGTGCCTGTCACGGCAGCATCGTCCAGAGCGATTTCGGTTCCGTATGCCGCTGGCGTTTCCGTGTCGCCCACGCAGCGCCCCGAAGCATCCGCATTTAAAACCAAAGCGTCGACGGCATCTTGGATATAAATAAGCTCAACAGTAACAGTACTCGCATCCCAACCATCGCCCATTGCCGGAATGGTTGCTGTGACAATAGAAGCGTCATTGTCAGTACAAATGATAGAAGGCATCTTGCCCCATGATCCGATCGTTACCTCAGTGGCATCAGCACAATTGGTCCCATCAGCAGAAAGCCCGGCAGCAGTAAAGACTACGGAAGCTGTAACCACCTCGGTGCTTACCAAGACATCAATGCTACCTAGGGATGTCTCAAGCTTTGCCTCCGTGTCGATGTCCACCCCATTGTCCCGCGAGACGTCCATGTACGACAGCAGATCCCAGTTGGTTCCGTCGTGCTTCCATGCAGTCACATCTCCCGCCGCCGTGGTGATATCTGTCGAGCCGCAATCGAGGAAAGAGGACGTACAGTCGTACACCGTAGCACCAGCGGACTCGACGTACAGAAGCTGCCCCGCCACGGGCGTTCCGTCAAA